CCGGCCCGGCCTATCCGCCGATGGGCGAGGGATTCACCATCGCCGCCGCGGTGCTCGGAGCGACAGCGGTGACGCTCGATGCCCCGTTCGTGAAGGGCCAGGTCAAGGCCGGCGACACCTTCACGATTGAGGGGGACGCCCAGACCTACACCATCCAGGCGGACAAGACCGCGGCCACCAGCGGGTTCGTCAACCTGTCGATCGCCCCCGGCCTAGCCGTTGCCGCAGCTGGTGGCGAGGCGGTGACCTTCACCTTCAACGGCGGCGCGGCACCGCTGATCCGCACGGCCATCGCCGACTACGAGGCCAGCGAGGTGTTCGGCGGCGTGCGGGCCGGAGATCGCCGCCTTGTGGTCCGCGCCGGAGCGGTTGCGTCGGCCGGGCGAACGCGGGTCGAGCCGGGCGACGTGTTCACCATCGCCGGCGCGCCCTGGACCGCGGTGACTGCGAGCGCGGTCTATGTCGGCACCACGCCGGCAGCCTGGGATGTGCAGGTGCGGCGGTGAAGCCGTTCACGCCTGGCAATGTCGGAACCGCACACCTGGGGGCCGCGATGCAACGGCGGCTCGCCGAGCTTGCCAAGGCACGGTTGCGGGAGCTGGAGCAGCGGCAGGGTATCCACCCCACGCTGACCATCGTGGATGGACGCCAGGGTGCGCCGGAGGCGTCGGTGCGGCCGGATGGTGTTGTGGTCTACCTGATCGATGTGGCGTCCTCGGGCGCGCGCCGCGTGCTTGAGGCGCTGAGGGCCATCGCGCCGGAGGACACCGGCGAGTTCAAGCGGGGCTTCATCACCCTGGTGGACGGCAAGGAAGCGCCGCTCGATACCGCACCGGCGGGAGCGTCGATCACGCTGTTGGACAGGGCGCCGTACAGCCGCCGGCTTGAGAAAGGCTGGTCCCTTCAGGCGCCGGATGGGGTGTTTGAAGTCACCGCCAAGGCGATGCGCCGGCGACTGCCCAACCTGGTGGTCAGGTTCGCTTATCGCTTCCATGCGGGCCGGCGCACGCCAGCGATCATCATCGAGTCCAAGGTGTTCTGATGGCGTGGCTTCCAGCGATCCAGGCGGTGCGCGCGCACCTTGAAGCCGAGTACTCGGGTGTGACCGTGGCGTGGGATGGGGAGGAGTTCGACCCTCCGGCGCGCATGGCCTGGGTGCTCGCGCGTTTCGTGGCCGGGGACAACGCAATCCGCGGCGTCGGCACGCCTGGGCAGACGCTGTACGAGCGGGATGGCCTGCTGCACCTGTTCATCCACACGCCGAAGCACTCGGGTCAGGAGCCGGCCGCCAAGATCGCAGACGCGCTCGCCGCCGTCTTCCTGCGGGTCCAGATCGCGGCCCCGGCGGCGCCGGACTATGTGCGGTTCGAGCCCTCGCGCGTCGACACCGATGTCGCCGCGCACCGGGACGGCGCCTACGACGTCACCCTGCTGTCGGTGCCGTTCTCCTTCTTCCACTTCCGCTGATCCGCTCGAAGGCCTGCCGCCTTCGTTCATCCGCCCGCCGGTCGGCGGGCCGTTCACCGTGAGGAGACATCGCAATGAGCGATACCTATCAGGACCGGCGGCAAATCGTTGTCGCCTTCAAGGAAGAGACCACCTACGGGCAACTGCCGGGCGCGACCGGCGCAAGCGTGTTCCGGGCCAACTCCGGCTCCCTGTCGATGACCCGGGCGACCATCGAGTCCGGCGAGAACCGCAGCGACGGGCAGCGCACGCGTGGCCGGCTCGGCTCGAAGACGGTGAACGGCTCCTACACCGGTGACCTGTCCGTGGGCTCGTTCGATCCTCTGATTGAGGCCGCGTTCCGCGGCACCTTCGCTGCTGCCGCGACGATCACGCAGGCGAATCTGGGGGCTGGCACCATCGCGGTCGCCGGGAACGTGGTGACGATCACCGGCGGGTCGAGCCCCATCGACGCCGGGGTGCGCGTCGGGCAGGTGCATCGCTGGGCGTCCGGCCTGGATGCGGCGGACCAGAACCGCAACCTGCGGGTCACCGCGGTGACCGGGACCTCCATCACCTATGCCGACACGATCACCGATGTGGCTGGTCCCGTGTCGACCTATTCCTTCACGATCCCCAAGACTCTGCTGATGGGCACCACCCGCCGGAGTTTCGCCTTCGAGGAGTACGAGGGGAACATCGACGATTCCGAGGTGTTCACGGGCGTGCGCGTCGGCTCGCTCGGCGTGAACCTCAGTCCGGATGGGATGGGCGTCATTACCGTTGGCCTGGTAGGCCAGGACATGCAGGTGATGGAGGACGGCTCCGCGCCGTACTTCACCACCCCGTCGTCAACGACCACGCTCGGGCTGACGGCTCTGGAGGCGAGCCTGCGTCTCGGGTCCACCGATCTGGTGGATCTGACGGCGCTGAACCTGAACATCGACCTGAACGCCTCGGGCGTGCCGGTGATCGGCGCCACACGGACGCCGGACGTGTTCGACAATCTGGCCACGGTCACCGGCAGTGCCACGGCGCTGCGCAAGGACCTGGCGAGGGTCAAGAACTTCCTCGCCGAGGATGCGTTGTCGCTGCACATCCTGTTCGCCGACAACGGTGCGGCGCCGCAGGGGTTCTGCTCGTTCTATGTCGGCAACCTGGTGCTCTCGGCCGCTACCAAGTCCGAACTGGGCCAGGACGGCGGGCGCACCCAGGACCTGCAGTTCCTCATCGGCAAGGACGAGCGTGGCGGTGAGCACCCGCTGACGACCGTCATGTACCAGACCTCGGCCGCCTGATCGCGCTCTCACGCGTGAGCGCCGGTGGCGGTTTTGGTCAGGGCCGCCACCGGCATCTCCTGACCCTCCTGGCCAACCCAAGAAATCGATGAGAGGTACACAATGACCGATACTCTCGACGTCACCCCGGCCGCGGCACCCTCCGCCGATGCCGCCGCGGCGCCGGCCTCTGGGCCCGCGCTGTTCGACCCGAGCGTCTTTGAGCACGTCACCAAGGATGTCGCCGAAATGACGGTGCTTCACCCGCAGACCAACGCGCAAACCTCCTGGGTCATTCAGTTCGCCGGCCCGACTCACCCCATGATGATCGCCAAGGCGGACGCGGATGCGCAGGAGATGCTCCAGACCGCGCGCCGCATGCGCTCGGAGCGCGTGAACGGCAAGAAGGTGAAGGTCGACGGCAAGACCCCGGACCAGGCGCGGCGCGAGGCGGTGGAGGACATCGTCGCCCAGATCGTCGGTTGGCGCGGCGCCACCGTGGCGTTCGATCGCGAGGCGGCGACCACCATGCTTCTCAATCCCGCCTACACGTTCCTGCTTCGCCAGATCAACGACTTCCTCGAAGACGAGGCGGGTTTTATCGAGACCTCCGCGAAGACCTGATCGCGTTCGCGGAGCACCAGTTCGCGCTGGACTATCGCAAGAAGAAGGACGGGGTCAGCGAGCGGCAGCACCTGCAGTCGCTCCTGGACCGAGCCCGAACGCCCGAGAAGCTGCGCGAACTGGAAGCCGATCTGACTGGCCCGCCGCTGCCCGACGGCGCCGGCGAGATCTGGGAGACCTACCGACGCATTGCCCGCGCCCGGCAGTACAACGAGGCCGGCCCGTTGGGCATCCCCTGTCAGGAAATCGACGCATGGGCCCGGCTTAACCGCCGGTCACTTTCCCCGTGGGAGGTCGAGGTCATCTGCGACCTCGATGCGACGTTCCTGGCTGTCTGGGCGCGGTTGAGGAGGGCTGATCATGGCCACAGCTAACACCGGCGGCAGGACGCGGTACGTCGACGAGCTCATCGTTGACGGCTCCCAGGCCAAGCGCGCGCTGAAGGAACACGGCGACGAACTCGACCGTGCCGCACGGCGGGCCCAGAAGAGCATGCAGGCGCAGGACGAGTTCGGAGCGTCCACTCGGAGGAGTTCTGCGCCGCTGCGCGAGCAGGAGCGCCTGCTGAAGCAGACCGTGAGCCAGTTGGACCGCTTCACCCGGGCCAACGATCCGGCGGCGCGGACGGCCAAGAAGCTCGCCGATGCCGAGGAACTGATCAACGCGGCCCGCCGGCGCGGCGCGCCGGTCACGGACGCCAACATTCGCGCCCTGGAGATCCTGCGTCGCAAGCATGAAGCGCTGGCCCGGGCGGCGAACGACAATGCCGGCGCGCATCAGCGTGTGCAGCGGCAGATGGTTGGCCAGACCAAGGCGGTGAACGACAACGCCCGCGCCCATGACCGGCTGGGCCGAAGCCTGAGAACGACGGGGGCCGGTGCCACCGGCCTGCTCGCCATCTACGTCAAACTCGCGGCCGCCATGGGGGTCGGTCTTGGGGTTCGGGCGTTCGCGACCTTCGAACAACGCCTGTCGACCGTGAGAGCGGTCACGGGTGCGACGACCGAGCAGATGGCGGCCATGGAGGTCGCGGCCCGCCGGCTTGGTGCCACCACCCAGTTCAGCGCTACCCAGGCGGCCGACGGCATGGTGTTCCTCGGGCGTGCGGGCTTCGAGACCGAACAGATCGTCAGCGCGCTGCCGGGCACCCTGGACCTCGCTGCGGCCGGCGCGCTCGACCTGGGCGACGCGGCTGACATCGCCTCGAACGTGCTCACCGGCTTCCAGAAGGAAGCGAGCGAGATGGGCCGGGTCGCCGATGTCATGGCGAAGGCTGCGGCGAGCGCCAACACGGATATCAAGCAACTGGGCGACGCGATGAAGTTCGTCGCGCCCGTGGCCGCGTCGCTCGGCGTGGAGTTGGAGGCCACGACCGCGGCGATCGGTGCGCTGTCGGATGCCGGTCTGCAGGGCGAGATGGCTGGCACCGGCCTGCGCGGCGCTCTCCTCTCCCTGCTGCAGCCGACGCCAGCGGCGGCGGCAGCCCTTGAGCGCCTGGGCCTCACCGTGGATCAGGTGAACCCCAAGACGCACTCCCTGACCGAGGTTCTGCGCCGGCTCGGAGAGGCCGGCCTGGGTGCGGGCGAGGCGGTGGAGATCGCGGGCAAGCGCGGCGGCACTGCGCTGCTGGTGCTGGCCCAGAACGCCGACAAGGTCGAGCGGCTTACCGAGACCCTGAACAACGCCGAAGGTGCCGCCTCGGACATGGCGGCGACCATGAGCGACAACCTAATCGGCGCCAGCAAGCGGCTGGTCTCGGTTATGACCGAGATCGCGATCAGTGTTGGCCAGGAGGGCGGCGTCGGCGGTGCGCTCACGAGCATGCTCGACACCCTGTCGAGCGGCCTGCTGGTTTTCACGCAGTTCGGCGACGAACTGGGCGAGAACCGTGAGGCCGCCGAGGCGACGGCCCGGGCCATCCAAGCGGTGACGGTTGCCGCGGTCGCCATGACGGGCGCCTTTGTTGCCGCCAAGGTCGCCGTGGGCGCGGCGGCGCTGGTGGCGGGTGCCATGGCCGCTCCGTTCACGCTCGCCGCCGTCGCCGTCGCTGGCGTGGTGGCCGGCCTGATCGCCCTGGACGCGGCTACGGATGACAGCAAGCGGGGCGCGAGCGAGGCAGCTCGCGCGGCGGCACGCCTAGAAGAGTCGACCCGCGACATGAGCCAGGCGACGGAAGACAGCACGGGCGCACACCGTGAGAACGCCCGAGTAAGCCGCGAAGACGCGATTGCCCAGCTTGAGTTGGCCCAGGCGACCAGAAAGGCGGCCCTGGCCAAGCTTGAGGCCAAGGGACTGACGGAAGAGGATGCGCTGCGCGGTACCGTCGACACTGGTGGTCGACTGGGTCAAATCCCGATCGCCGGCAAGACGTTCGAGGAGTTCGAGCGCAACCAGGCGATCGTGGAGCGGTTGACCAAGGCGCTTTCCGACAACGAAGCGGAGGTGCGGCGGCTGCGTGATGCCAATGTGGCGCTGAACAGCGCCACTCGAGACGGGATACTGGGTGACGACGATGCGCCGTCCCGGGCCGTGAAGATGGTCACGACGGCGCTTGATGACTTCCACGCCGCGGTGAAACACGCGGACGAACGCCTGCGCGCCTTCCAGAAAGGCGGGCGGGCCGGTGTGGCTTTCTACGACGAGCACACCCGAGCGGTGAAGCTGACCCAGGACGCGATCGACGCCTATGCTAGAGCGAACAAGGATGCGGCGATCACCGACGAGCAGCGACAGGCGCTGTTCGATCAGTTGTTCCCGCAGGCCCAGCGCCGGATCGCCGCTGAAAAGCAGTTGGCAGAGGCGATGAGCGGTTCCGCGCGGGCCGCCCAGCGGCGCATCCGATCGCTCACCGAAGATGTCGCGGCGATGCGCCTGCAGAACCAGATCAAGGCCATCGGTACCGCCAGCACCGTCGAGGAGCAGTTGAGGGTGATCGATCTGCGGGAGCAGATCGCCCTCCTGGCCATCGATCGTCAGTTGGAAGAGGCGACGCAGCGCAAGGGCGTGGAGACGAACGCCGATGTGCGCCAGGCCATCGACCAGGAGATCGCGCTCCTCCACCAGCGCCGCGATGCGATCCAGGACGGATTCGACATCGAGCGTGAGACGGCAACATTGGCGGTCGACGCCGCGGTCAACCGCGTGAGCGCGATGGAGGACGAGACGGAGTCCATTCGGCTCCGGAACGAGATCAAGCGTATCGGCACCGCCGACACCATCGAAGAGCGGTTGCGCATTGTTGACCTGCGCGAGCAGATCGCCCTCCTGGCGATCGACCGGCAGATTGACGAGGCGACCCAGCGCCAGGCGATCGAAACCAACGAACGTCTACGCGCGGACATCGGCCGCGAAATCGATGCTCTGGAGGACCGGAGAACGGCGATCCAGGAGAGCTTCGCCATTGATCGCGTCAAGGCCTTCGAGGACGCGAACAAGAGTGCGGCTGAGGCGACGGAAGCACAATGGAGCGACACGGTCGGGTCGATCGAGTCTCTCTTCAACGGCTGGCTGGGCGGCGTCTTCGACCAGTTCGGCAGGTTCGGTGGTGTGCTCAAGGCTATCGCCGGCGATGTGATCAGGTTCGTGTCGGGCGCCACCAATGCCGCCACTCAGTCGTCCGGCGGGCTGATCGGCGGTCTGTTTAGAAACCTTACCCCGGGCTCGGGTGGCGGCGCCGCCGGCGGCTTCAATCCGTTCTCGCTCGTCAGCAACTTCTTTGGTGGCGGTCCGAGCGGGTTGGCGCAGAGCTTCGCGTTGTCGGGCATTGGGCAAACCCTTGGGCTATCCAGCGCCCCGGTTGTTGGCCTGACGGCTTCGGCAGCCGGGGGCGTCGGGGCGGGTGCCGCGGCGGGAGGAGCAGCCGGCACCCTGACGTCGGCCGGCGCTGGCCTTGTCGCTGCCGCGCCCTTCCTCAGCGTCGCGGCGGCTGCGCTGCCGCTGCTGCTGAGCGG